TTGTTCTGCAGCGCGGCAGCCAGCTCGTTGATGGTGTCCAGGGTCTCAGGGGCGGCACCAACCAGAGCAGCTACGGCAGCGTCGATGGCTGCTTTGGCGCCCAGGGAGGTGACGTACTTGGCATCGTCGATACCTTCGATTACTTCAGCGCTGGTGGCCTTGGCGGCTACGAATGCGTTGAAGGAATCCTGCAGGGCCTGGATGGCAGCTGCGTCGCCAGCGTTGGCAGCTTGCAGTTGAGCAACCAGCGTGTCGAGGGTAACCTCGGTAGCCAGTTCGCCTTCACCCTGGGTCAGGGTGTTGGAGCCGATGTTGCCGCCTTTGTCGACCTTGTTCAGTTCCAGACCGTCGGTCAGGGCAGTGAACTTGGTGTCCAGGGCAGTGTCGGCGTCGCCACGAGCGACGACTTCAGCGTCCAGGGCAGTCTGCAGGGCAGCATCTGCATCGGTACGAGCAGTGACTTCAGCTTCCTGAGCAGCTTGACCAGCAGCGATGTCGCTCTTCAGACCGGCCAGAACGGTGGCCAGAGTGACCTGCTGAGCATCAACGCCTTCACCGACGGTGAGGGTGTTGGTGTCGACGTTGGCACCGACTTCGACGTAGGTCTTGCCAGCGTGAACGTCCAGCGCATCCACACGAGTGGAGACGGCGGCGATCGCAGCGGCGTTGGCGTCGATCAGGGTCTGCAGAGCAGCGATGACGTCAGGGTTGTTCTGCAGCGCGGCTGCCAGTTCGTTGATGGTGTTCAGGGTTTCAGGAGCAGTACCTGCTACTTCGGCCCAGAACGCGTCCAGCAGTGCCTTGGAGGCAGCCGGAGTCATGTACTTGTCGGAAGCCAGACCAGCAGCGGCTTCTACCAGAGTAGCCGGTGCGTAGTTGGCGACCAGACCCAGACCGACCTGTTCGGCGGTAACTTCATGCGGGTTGTCGCGGCGGGCGACGAACGCGGCGAAGTCAGCTTCCAGGATGGCCAGAGCGGCATTGATGTCGTCGCCGATCAGCGACTGGATCTCAGCCAGGGTTTTGCCTTCGAGCTTCGCGGAGTTGACCGCAGTGTCGATGGCGTTCAGCTTGGCATCAAGACGATCCTTGATGGTGGTGCTGAAGTTGGAAAGAGAAGCCAGCAGTAGAGCCAACTTAGTAGGATCGAGCGACATATTTCACCTCTACGGTAAGTCTTAAATGGTGATGAGATCAGTGAGCTCATCGATGCTTTTCGTTACTTCCACCAACGCATGTTCAAACTCATTGACCAGAAGGTAGTCAGTTGCCGGACGCCCCGCCAGGTTTTCCGAGTTCGAAGCCGTGCCTTGTCTTGCTTCCTCGACGATCTCTTGCCGAGTTCTACCGTCAAGTCTCATAGAATTGACGGCAATATCTGTTACGCCCAGCTTCTCCTCAAGGAGAGCCTTGATCTGTTCGATGGTGTAGCTGCCGACTTGCTCAGCGGTAACCTGGTTAGGGTTATCCCTGCGCTTGGCGTAGATCGACAAGACAGCATTGAGAGTGGTGCGGTAAGTCCGTTTGGGCATCCCGGCACCACCATCAGCACGGGTGCTGATGGTTATCTCAATACTGTCATCACCTGAGAGCAGATCAGGTTCGAGAGGAGGAAGTTGGGCGATCGTTACCACCTGTGGGACGTTATCGGCCATGACGCTTCCTCACTTCGGCAAATTATACCGGCTCAGAACCAGGCACGGATACGCTGACAGTGATTTCGCACACCAGTGTTTCGACCTGGCCTTCACGACGGTCAGCTGTCAGACGGACGACGAAGTCGCCAATCGGAGCACCACCGGTGTTGGTCGACGGTTCGCCCAGCTGAGCCTTGTAGAACGTCATGCGCTGGATGTTCTGTACCACGTCACCACTCTCGGACTGAGCGCTGTCCACGATGTCCAGACCCAGGTCTTCGTTAGCGAAGTGGTAAACACCTTCAGCATCACGAGACAGGTAGAACGGGATGGACACGCCGGTCTCGACACTCTCTGCGAACAGAGTGATGTCGTACAGGTCGGTCACCGGACGGGATTCTTCCAGCAGAGTGATGGAGAACGGCCAGTTCCAGTCGCCGTTATCGGCGATCGAGATGGCGTAGTGACCATCTTGGGCCGGTGGCAGGTTACCCGATTTCCAAACGCGAGCGCCCAGAGCCAGTTCCAGTTCACCGTTGGAAGTCACGGTCATTTCACCGACAGGGTTGCCACTGCCACTGATCATGTAGCCGGTAGCGGTCTGACCTTTGGTGTTGATTTCAGCGGTACTGGTGGAGGCTGCTACCAGATACAGCGGCAGTTGTACCGGAGTCACTTCCAAGTCGCCGAGGACGGGGTCCGCGACGACATTAGCTAAAGGGGTAGCCACCGCTACCAGCGAAACGCTGACCTGCCCTTTAAAACCGTAGGATCCAGCTGCAGCGACCAGGTTTACCGAAGTAGACCCAGGCTCGACAGCACCATCGACCACGATGTCTTCGGCAGTGAAGCCGAGGTTGTAGCGGTCGTTTACAGCAGCCATCACTTCAGCCACGGTGGTCGGACCTTCATGGATCTGCACTTCAGCGATGGACGCAGCAGTGAAGATCTCGGTCAGATCGAGACGGGTGAAGTTGATGGTCTGGGACTCGGAGATCACGATCGGATCCACACCTTGGCCGGTGACGGTGGTGTTGGAGCCGGGGGTGATCTCAATTTGACTTTCACGAGCCGGGTTCTCGGAAGCCTCGACCGCACCGAAGACCAGGTTGTCTTCAGCGAACTGATAGCCAGAAGCTGCGATGCCACGGTTGATCGCGGCGAGCAGGACAGCCCGACCCGATGCGTTGACATTACTCATGCGTAATTTCCTCATGGTTTAGAAATACAGCAACAAACGACAGCTGTACATAGGATGTCTAACAGCATAGTGACCAGTACTGGGATTACCAGTACTGGTCACTGTGTTTATCATGCCGGAATTAGCACACCACTTTCACGACGACCAAAACGGCTGGTGTTGAATGCGAAGACTTTACCGTCATCATCATTACGCACCACGTTGACACGGTACTGACCGTTGTCCTGCTCTTGTGGGGAAGCTTGGGTAGAAGCCACGTCGAGCCACTTGTTCATATACGGAAGTGGGTTTTCCAATGGAGCACGGAAGTCCACATCACGCTCCAGAACATCATGGGCATCTGCTACGTTAAACGCGATGTACGAACCGATCTCATCCCAGCCTACACCAGGGACAGTCGATCCGGAGTCCCTCTGGAAGTTACGCCAGCGCATTTCCGAAGCACGCACTTCCAACAGGATGTTGTCGATGGTGTCACGGTGACGTTTCCAAGCGGCACGGCCACGAGGTGTAGCCATCTCGTTTTCGAGTACGTACTTACCGACGTTCACGTGGATCTCGGCTTCGTCCTGAGCAATACGCTGGACAGCCTTACAGATCGGCATGAAGTCGCCTGTTTGCGCGATAGCGCCCGTTACGGCGAACGACCCCATGAAGTGCACGCGTTCCAGGCAGAACAGTGCCACGGTGAACAGGAAGGCTGCATCGTAGGCTTCGTCGGAATCACGATCCACCATACCCAACGAAACCTTCAGACCGGTCTTGTAGGAATGTCCCATAACCCGGCCGATGGTCTCCATCCGATCCAGGGACTCCTTGATGCTCAGTACTTCAGTCAGCACCTGGTTGGGTGCATCGAAGCTGTAACGAACAATCTCAGAGTACGTGGTGGCATGGAGGTTCTCGTTGGCCACGATCTGATCCCAGACCGTCTTGAGGCCCGAGTCAGTAACGAAATGGTTACCGACCGCCATGATTGAGTTAGCAGCAATGGAATCACCTTCCCACTGCCAACCCAGGTTTTGAATCATGGCTTGAGATACGCCCTTGGGTTTAGTTTTGAATTCCAGTAGGCAGGGGCTGAAATCGAACTCGTGGGTATCCCAATCCAGCCCGCGCAGCGAGCGATAGAGATCCCACAGGCGAGGGTGATGGGTATTAACGGTATCGAGTAAGCCGTTTTGCTGCCCGAGGAATAGGGTAGACTTCTCATAGTCAGTCTTCTCAGTGTTGAAAATCTTGGCTTCAAGCATTGGATTGTTTCTCTAAAACGGAAAGAGACAGGTGGGTGGTGAACACCCCCAAATCCTAGGTAGTTAGATCGTACAGCCACCGCTAGTACAGACCGGACCAGAAGCATCAATGCCGTCATCTTCAGCGACTTCACGACGGACACGCGCAGTGACCGATTTAAGGGCCTCTTTATCGGAAGTCTCAGAGTTCGTGTAGTACACTGTTTTACGACCCATGTCAGCCATGTAGTTGGTTTCATCCACCAACTGACTGGAACTGATCTTCTCATCGCCCTTGAACGTCGCGTAGTCGTCTGCCGAGATGGACTGGTCAGCCCACTTCTGGAAGATAGCGTAGGTGTTGGTGTGCGAGTAGCGGGTACGGTTCCATGCAATGGAGTACCATTCCTTCAGCGTATCTGCTTCAGGAGCAACCCAATACATGGAGTTGTCGCCATCGGTCTTGATGATCGACAATTCACGCAGATCCATCAGGCTGTTGGTACACGCTGAGTACTTCGAAGAAGACTCGCCTGGCATGTGAGCAATGAGTGAGCTGAAGCGACCACCACCGGCATCAATCAGGTCTACAGAAACTTGATCCCAGTCGTACATGTTGACGAACGGTGCCAGACCATCGACGTTGCGCTGATAGGTGCTTTGAGGAGTCCAGCCACGCGGCCAATCGGTCTTGTGGATCCATTCTGCATTACCGCGCTCTTTACCCAAACGGATCGAAGCACGAATCAGGTGATATGCATGACGTTCTGCAACGCGGTGCAATTCCATCATACCTTCCTGAGACTCGTAACTCATCTTGCGTTGGGCCATGTAGTGAGCGACGTCCATCAGACCGACACCTGCGTTCCGGCGTGCTTGAGCAGTGAGCTTCATGTGCGGGAGAGCGTAGTGGTTATGGTCGATGCAGTAATCGATCATGTAGAGGCAGTTATACGCGGTTTCGGCGTATTGCTCTTCACTGTGGATGTTGGTTGGGATGATCGCAGCGAGGGCACAGAGGGAAACCTCAGGTTCCTGACGTTTCTCGACGACGTTGGTCACACGTTGCCATTTAGCATCACCTTCTTTACGATCCTGAGGAGCGCGGCGATACATCATACCTGGCTTCAATTCCAGAGCCGCTACGCAGCCAGGAATGCCCTTGACTTCAACCGGGACGTTCGAATCGAGGAAAGCCCCTTTGGTGGACTCGGTGTCGAACTTGATGAAGCCCAGGAACTTCTCGCTATACAGTTCAGAGATGTGGTCGTAATGCCATGTCGGCTGAGTGATTTCAACACAGAGGTTACTGGAGTAGATCGGATCACGATGTGGGGTGTGGTAGTTGATCTCATCGATCATGGCCAGGTAGAAACGACCAGTCTCGAAACCCTCAGAGCGAGCATGGACGACCAGCTGGCGCGCCGAGATGTACTTCTTGGTGAACGATGGATCTTCTTCGTACTTTTGGTACAGTTCCACGAACTTGCTGTGGTCCTTACCGTACATGGCTTCGTACAGGTCAGGGGCCGTGTAGCAGTTGAAGAGGAAGACATCTTCACCAGCCGACGATTTAGCCAACAGCCAACGGTTCAGCATCATGGTGTAGTCGATGCTGCGGTTACGTTTGGCAATCGGAGTACGAGGGTTCTTCAGTACCATGATTTCACGGACTTCGGGATCGTACGCCGAATAGAACTCGTTCAGGCTACCGCCACGAGAACCCTGCTTGTTCGACTTGACCACGCCGGTTTGTTTGCCCCAGTACGGAATCTTACCGGAATGGACAATAGAACCTCCACGGATCGGATCGCCCAGAGAACGAACCTTCATGTTCTCGCCCAGACCAGCCGACATGTACGTCATGACCTCAGCGATGTGGGTCGATGCAGCGATGGACTCTTTACTATCCGAACAGGTGAACAGGCAGCACGAGAAGAAGCCGTTGTGGCCAGTACCGAAGTTGTTGTGGTTCGGAGTCGGAGCCGACATACGCTCGCTATACAGGTCGGCATAGATGGATTCCAGACGAGCCATACGGATGATCGGGTCATCACGTTCACACATCACCATCGCTACGCGCGCCAACGCATGCTGACGAGTCTCGTAGATACGGCCAGTGATGCGGTTACGCAGGGCGTACTTATCGCGGCCTTGTTTCAGCTGATAGTGCGCACAATGGAAGTCACGTTCGTGGTCGATCCATTTCTCGATCTGCTCGTATTCTTCATCCGAGTAATCGAGTTTGAGCATGACCTTGGCAGCGACCATGACATCGTGGACTTCTTTCAGAGTAAGGCGCTTCTTACCGCCAAATACCTCTTTGTGGATCTGGGTCGCATAAATACGACCAGCCATCAACTGACCTGCCCAAGTGTCTTCATTGAGTGCATTGCGGATCAGACCGTCATTGAACTCCTTGGCGTGGCAGTTCGCAGGCATCTGAGCTACGGTACTGACGACGATCTTTTGCCAGTCGATGTGTTTAGCGAAGCCACGAGCGCTCCACTTGCCCCAGCCCAGGGCTTTACTGGCATCGAAAGGAACGATGCGGCCGTCACGTTTGATGAATTCTTTGATCATGAATTACAACCCTAGCTAGGTGGATCCTCAGGTAATTCTGGTAGGGGCTCTCCCCCTTTCGCATATCTTACTGGGCGTCCGATTAATTTATAAATTCGAGACAAATAAGACGATACATTATCGGGGTGAGATAGCCAGTTAAATTAAAATATTGGCGTCTAGCTTATAGACCATAGGGGGATTTATGGAAGGGGTAACCGTACACAAACTCAATAAGAATCTGGTGGTGAGTATCACTCGACTACCTGGATTTAAGAAGATGGGTTCGTGTGTGATTCGTGATAGCGAGGGGAAGAAATCTGGAGTTGTAGACGTGTTCTACAGCGGTGACTACTTTGAGAAAAGTCACAATGGCGATTTCCATGAGGTCATCAAAGACGTCATGCGACTGGCCAAGAACTTTGCGTTGAAGACATCGAAAGGTGTCTGCTCTACTCGGTTTAACCTGTCGACAAAACTAAGAAACGACCACCGCGTTAGAGGGGATAAGAATGTTCAAGTGGTATCTGGAACGTAAGCATAGTCGAAAGACCATGGCGTATCGTTACATGGAGTTGGTTAAAGAAGGCAATCGACTGGTTGAAGAGATTTCAGCAGCGCCTTCCTCCTTGAAGACATTGGACACTTATCGTAACGATGTGATTAATTTCACCATGCGATGTGGACAGTTTGCAGGTGACACCTTGGCTAAACAAGGACTAATCACCTCTCTCCTGTTCGGACACGTAGGTCTGACCCACGTATCAAAACTTGCTCGTCTGATGGACGAAGTACAAACAACATTGAATGGTAAGACTCCATTCACCAGTGCGCATTATTGAGGAATACTTTAAATGCTGAAAAGTGATAAGTGGATCACCCATCGCTGTACCAAACCAACTCACCTGGTCTATGACCGGATAGGGATGCCGTTGGGGACTCTCACCCCTCCGTACAGTGATGACGAGAAAGCCCTGATCAATAACTGGTGCAATGAGAATGGTCGTGACATTTACGGCAATAAGTCGTACGCGGCGCCACTTAAGGAAGAAGACCTTCCTGAATGGTTGCCGATGATCGATGGGTTTGTTGATCAGCCTGTTCGCTATGTCCGCAAAGTCGATGGCGAGCCGTATTATCTCGAAGAAGGCGAGGAACCAACTGATCTTCTTCGTCGGGTCATTTCGTACGGGACTTCTTCCTACGGATACGATGTTCGTCTCGCAGATAACATCGACCAGATCAAGGTGTTCACCAATGTGGTAGAACCTGAAATCGACCCGAAGCGCATGAAACCGTCCAACTTTGGCACTCCTCGTGTCGAAGTCGACGATGATGGCGCACGCTACGTGATGATCCCGCCTCACAGCTACCTGCAAGGACCTACAGTCGAGTACTTCCGCATTCCGCGGGATGTCCTAGTGATTGTCCTCGGCAAGAGCACCTACGCGCGTTCTGCGCTGATTTGCAACGTCACTCCGATCGAACCGGAGTTCGAAGGGAAATTAACTCTTCAAATCACCAATCTGACCAATAAACATCTCAGGGTTTATCTGGATGAAGGTGTTGCTAAGTTGGTCTTTTCTACCACTGACCTTTAATTTCATTCCTTAAGGGGATCAACATGACTGTTTTGGCCGATCATCAAATCCAAGCGCTCTGTAACGGGGAGCGACCACTCATCCATCCTTTCAATTCAGAACAAGTACGCGTCTCCGAAACGGGAGATAAATTGGTGAGTTACGGGCTCTCCAGTTTCGGGTACGATCTCCGGGTTGGTAAGAAATTCAAGATCTTCACCAATGTAAACAACAGCATCATCGACCCTAAGAATTTTTCCGATAAGTCATTTGTCGATTTTGAAGGTGACGTGTGCATCATTCCACCGAACTCGTTTGTCTTGGCAAGCAGTGCTGAGCGAATCTCAATGCCCGATAACCTGGTCGGCATCGTACTTGGCAAATCGACCTATGCACGCTGTGGGATCTCATGTTTGGCTACTCCGCTCGAGCCTGGCTGGGAAGGGTACGTAACCCTGGAATTTGCCAATACTACCCCATTGCCAGCGATGCTCTATGCGGGTGAAGGATCTTGTCAAGTATTGTTCTTCGAAGGGGCGACATGCAAGACGTCGTATGCTTCGCGCTCTGGTAAGTACCAGAACCAGGAAGAAGGGCCGGTATCTCCGAGAATATAAGGAACCCGATCATGGCTAGACCGCAGAAACCCAAGATATTTCAGATGGACACTGAGATATCCACGACCGAACGTAAAGTAGGTGCGTACACCATCGAACATCTGCCAAGTGGGGCTGTATATCACGGCTCCACGGTCCATCTTTACAGACGAGTCATTGAACACCAAAAGGATCTGCGGTCTGGTAATCATGCGAATCAAGGTCTTCAAGAGCTATACACCTCTGGCGGAGAACTTGATCTTAGATTTTTCCCCACTGCAACCGATAAGGAAGCGTTGTTGAAAGAGCAATCCCTCATAGACCAGACACCGAAGGATAAATTACTCAATCGATCATTTAACACAGCGAATACAATGGCAGGACTGTGGGACAACCCTGAGGTCAGGGCGACTTTCTCCGAATCAAGAAAAGGCAACACAAATGCTTCTGGAGTAAGGCATGCGGACGAGTGGAAAGCAAAGAAAGCAGCTGAAATGAAGGGTAACCAGAACTTGCTTGGACACAAGCACAGTGACGAGACCCGTAAGAAACTATCTGTTCGAAGGGCCGGTGTACCGCTAAGTGAGGCACATAAAGCAGCGTCGGCCGAAGGACGTACCAAAGAACGAGTAGTTATCGATGGCGAAACCTACCAAAATGCAGCTGCCGCAGGTAAAGCTGTCGGAATGACTGCCGGCGGTGTTAAGAAACGCTGTCGATCCGATAAATTTCCAAATTGGAGTCTTGTTCCGAAATGATCGAGGTGGCTAACACGACCAACAGTCCTGTGCGTTGTTACCTGAACGAAGGCATTGCTCAGTTCGTCTTCTTCCAGAGTGACGAGCCGTGCATGAAGTCGTACAAGGACAAGCTGGGCAAGTACATGGGTCAGCGCGGTCTCACGCTCGCCAAGGTTTAATTACACCAACCGGCCGCTCCTTCGGGGGCGGCCTTTATCAAGGTTTTTATCATGACCAAGAAAGCTACTGTCACTATCATTTCCGGTGAGAACATCGGAGATGCTACCCTGGACAAACTGATTGCGAAATCCAATTCGATCGGCTACCTAGCTGAGTTCGGTGTCCCCAAGCTTCTTCCAAATGCTTCTCCTCAAGAGGTCATTGAGCAACGTAGCCGGATCAACCACCAGCGTATTTGTGCCAAGTTGACTAACATCCGCCGGAGCGACGATGGTCAGTCGGTGGTAGCTGATGTGGAGCCATACGGTCCGATGGCCAAAAGTGTCAAGGCCCGTATCGAGAAAAACATGGAGCAGTCGTTGAAGTTCTCCATCCGTTCCATCACCAAAAACATGAAGCGTGAAATCATCACCTTCGATTTAACCGGTTTCTAAGGGGGTTACATGACGTCTTCCATCACTCAAGTTGTTCTCTACCATCGTGCTTGCTCTGATGGTCTGGCGGCTGCCTGGGCAGCTTCCAAGGTACTCCATCCGATGGAGACGCTGTATCTCCCGTATCAGTACGGTGAAAAGCTCCCTCGCGAGATCGAGGGACGTCACTTGATCATGGTAGACCTCTCACTGACTCCTGCTCAGATCGAACAGATCTACCGGAAGACAGTGAAGTCGATCCTGATCATCGATCACCATAAAACAGCGATCGATAAGCTCCATGGTCTGGTCACACCGATCTTCTCGTACGACACGTACAAGGATCAGCGCCACCGCGAAAGTGCCCCTGTGTTCATGTTGGCAGACCTGGCTCATTCGGGTGCTGTGTTGACCTGGGCATTCTTCCATAATCGCTACAAGGACAACTTCGATAGCGACGTACCCAAAGCTCTTCAGTTGGTGCAGGATTACGACCTATGGCATTTCGAGTTTGCTGAGTCTGATGCTGTCAATGCTTGGGTGCTGAACCGTGCCAGGGACATCGATGCTCTAGATGAAGCCATAGGGTCTGATGGTGGTTTCTTCGGTCACGTGGAAGGTGAGGGTCAGACACTGGTCGAATACGATCTCAGTATCGTGAAGTCTGTAGCGAAGACCTATCCTCGCAAGGGTGTCTGGAATGGGTTCACGTTCGCTCTGGTCAATGGCCCACATCACCTACGCAACCGTATCTGTGATCACCTGAACATCATGCACGATTTCACGGCGTGTTACACCGAACGTAACGGCAAGACTGTCTTCAGTCTACGCGCTAATAAGGACATTGGTTGCGATACCACGCTGATCTCTGAGAAGTTCGGTGGTGGTGGCCATGCTGACGCTTCCGCTTTTGCGGTGGACACGGGCCTGCCTCGCCGATTGTTCGCTGAAAACCCTTTCGGTAAACCAACCCTCATCCAACGCATCAAGTTGGTATGGTGGGCTCTGACTACACGGAGTCTGATATGAAAGCTTTGAAGAAACTGTTCAACATGCCGTACCCAGGTGTCCACCACGTCGACAGTATCGTCAATAACGACGTCCAGGCGAAGATTGATCTGGGCGAAGGTCGTTTCAACTACGTCCCATGTCGTCCGCTCGGTTATCCGTCGTTCCGTCATCGCTGTAAGACAGCCTGGATGGTGTTCACTGGTAAAGCCGATGCTTTGGTGTGGGAACAGCAATGATGGAATTGGATTAACCGCGTTCTGCTCCACGATATATAAACTGCCTGGGGATAATCCCCAGGCTTTCTATTCCGTTTAAAGAGGTGTCGAAATGATTCGTCCAGAGGTTTTCTTCGGAGAATTTAATAAGTTCGTGCTACATATCTCTCAGGCAATGAGTCCCTCTGTGATTCATGAACATTTTTCCAACTTCATGGTTTGTGAAATCATGAATCGGCAATATTCTGAACTCAAAAATCCGATAATTGTCCAGTCTAAAGTTGATTCCGTGGAACGGGATTATCCCATAACGGGCTTCTGCTATCTACCTAGTTATGGACTTTCCCCTAACTGCATTCGTGCAGTCCTAGGTGGGGATAAAGAAGAAGAAGATTTGTACGGAAGAATTGCCGATTACAATTCTAGGATGTACTTCGTAGTTGAGGAAAAGGGAATGTCCGGGCAACGACGCCCATTCGGTCCTAGACTCTCCATCAGAGGGAAGGATCAATGGGTATTTGATGCTTTTGTCCGACAGAGTTTCATTGAAACAATTAATTTCATGGTGTCGGTCACAGATCTGGACCTTCTCCCTGATCAGAAATCCATTCCCGCCGGCGAGGTCATGTATCTTAAAAGCAAGTCAGATCCCATCGACGCTGCCGTTGTGGTACGTTATCAATTTCAGATCAATGAAAAAGGAGTGGATACTGCTATTAAACACTTATCCACTGGGGGCACCTATAACGTCAACAGTGGGATGTTGATCACTGCTGACGAGTACTACAGAGATGTATTTTCCCAACGACCTAAATCGTCGTTTGTTGAAATTGAGCCAACTGAAGCAGAGGCCACTTTCCTAAAACGGTTTATCGATACCATGTCTTCCAAGGAGACTGACTAATGAAACAGTTCTTTGCTGCAATCCTGTTCTTCCTGTCCATGCATGCGGTTGCCTATGATCCGTCGTACGGTATCCCGAACGGACAGTTTCCCAACGAGCTGTCCAAACAAGGACTACCTGCCGCATTCCCTTGTTATGAAAACAATGGCACTCTGGTCTGTGTATGGATGCTCGCTGATCGTAAACTCGAATGGATCGATGAGAACGGTATACGACGCTGGGCTATAAATCGTGACATTGGTAATTGTGTCCGAGGTACATGTCAGAGCAACGGAAAAGAACTTGGCTTTTATAATGGTAAAGCTAAACGCTTTGTGATCTCAACATGGTACTACGTCGACACCAGTATTGAAGGTCAGCCTGTCGCCTACCTCTGGGATACCGGTCCTGGATTCGGGGGTGATCGTATCACCTATCCTGAGAGTGCTGAGCTGCTCTATGATTTCTACATCCGCTCCAATATCACGGAGTCACGCGCACTACAGATGACTGTCGGACACTATAATGGAGGACTCGAGCAGTACAAGCTCGACAGTCAAAAGCGTCACGAAGATAAAGGGACGCCGTCAGTAGCAACTAACTTCACTGAAATCAAGGAAGCCTGGTGCAATCCTCGAATGGATGATGAGTGCTTCGTCAATGGCCAGAAAGTCTCGATGGCTGAAGTGAAGCGCCTACTCCCTAAGGTCGACTTTGATGAAGTCATGTCAAACGGAGGTGTATGCGAGTTTCCGATCTGTTATGACTACACGGGTAAACCCATCGGCGTACGTTGATTCGAATTCTTTTCAACCCTACATTCTAGTGGTGAGTCGAGGAAGCAATCCCGACAATAACCACCATGAGGTTCGGTATGGAAGAGAAAGATTACGTGATCGTTGTTAAATCCGGTTACTGCATCCCTGGTGTAGGTCTGGTGCCAAGAATGAAAGGACTCCATCGTGATGCTAATCATCGGCGCTGGAAAGTACGCCCGACCAATGATCATCCCTGCGAGCTGGCCCACTTTGTGGATGGCTTGCTGGGTGGTCCAGGTAAAGCCTACATGAAGGCGGTCGAGTACCTATACAGCCATGGTGAGCTACTCAAGCACAATACCCGCACTGTCTTGGAAGAGTATTCCACCAAGAAGGTGAAGCTTGGGATGGTAGGTGTCGTGTTAGTTGACAGTGAACGAAACGGACATCATTACTACAGTGTTGCAGTAGGGCGCATGGCAGATGTTCCTGCCAAGTGGTTCTACATCGGTACTGAGGACGTCCTGGAGGAACGCAGGATGGAAGTTCTCAGTCTTGCAGCACGGTCTCGCGCAGACAGTGTTCGCCTATTCCGCAATAAGAAGCGTGTTCCGCTGTCCGATGCAATGCCTTGGGCAGTCAGCATCAAATAAGAAGAGAGGGGCTCAGGCCCCTCCTTTCTTTTTTCTTTATCCTATGACTTACCCTTTTCTTTTTTGCTTGACCGAGGTCAACATGGCACGCAAAACTCCCTCCATGGGTGTATCTGGCACGTTCATCCTGCGGGATCCTTTCGTAGCCAACCCTTCTAAGTCTTACACGGTTGTCGCCCTTCGTACCTTTCAAGAACTGGTAGCACGAGGGCAAGACCCACTCGCTCTTATTTACACCCCAGTGACACTTACTCAAAGTGCTTACAACAGCGATAAAGCGGAAGGTGCGCTGGTAGTCTGTCTTAAGGATAACACCGGTAATCTCATCTATGTCCCGGATACGTGGATCGACTCCTATCCAAACATGGGGAGTGTTACCTATTCTCGATTGGTACTCGGTGTTTCGATGGGGATGTGGCCAGAGTATCGTGATCTGACGGATGTCATCCAGGCCATTAAAGAGGCGGTACGTTCAAAGATCGGCGTTGATGCCGAAGTCGTTATCACTCGCTCTGTTGCTACCGACGCAGTCAGTGAAGCACAGCATGCCCAATTGACGGCAGCCCGTGAGAATGCAGTGATTGAGAATGAAACGGACACAGCCAAGATTATCAGACTCAGTGATGAATTGGCTGCTCGTGACGCCACCATTGCTGAACAGGACTTGATCATTCAAACGCTAGTCGAAGCTCAGAACTAACGGAGCACTATTAAGACAGCATAGAGAGGAGGCCAAGGCCTCCTCTCTATGTCGTTATGCCACTTGATCAAGATCATCCCAAGTGCGACCACCCCCTTCGGATGTAGGTCTGCCACCAACCACTTTGTAACTGAGATCTTCTTCGAGATCAAAATCATAACGTATACCGTACATGGGGTGCGGCGAGAACTTCATCACAAAGTACTTATGCGACTCAGGCGTCGGTTCAACCACACCACGGTGTTTACCCCAAACATACTCCAAGTAAGCACCATCGTTGACCACTTGTTTGTTAACGTAGAACTCCCAATCTACTTCGGTGTCGAGTTTCTTACAGCCCTGGTAGTAACCGCCACCTGGCATATCGCGGATGAACTTGCCTGGGTTCATCCGCTTCTCTTCCTTCGCTTGTGTCGAGAGCTGGTGAGCTGTAACGTTCAGGATTTTCTCAGCTGCAGTATATTCACGCACACGTTTGTACAGATCTTGGAGATCATCGCCAGTCGCGCCCTGGATGCAACCATCCTTGCTGTACATGGCCAAGTAGTCGATGTATGAAGCACAGACTTCATATCCCTTGGCTTTGTACTGCTCCAGATGTTTGATGTACTTAGCATAGCTGAACGCCGAGCCTTTGATCCGGTGGATCTCAACAAACCAGCCACGGGCCTGAAGTTTACTCATGACATATTCAGCGGCTTCGTCAGAACTCACTCCTTTAACGGAGATGGCAGTGCCAAGCTCCAGCTGTTTGAGGATCACGTAGATCTTCTGAATGATAATTGGGACATCGTCCTCGGTACTGTAAAGCAGCACCAGCGGCTTCTTACTCGGGTCGAACAAGAAAGGGTCATTGAAGATACAGGTTCCGATGAACAGATCCAACAATGTACCGGACTTGTTGTTGTGAGGCAGGGCATTGACCAACCCAAACTCTCCACGACGACCACCACCCTGAACCCCCAACATACGGTTCAATGCCTTGAATGGGAATTTGATGATCCCCTCGAGGCTGATCGATTTATGCATGTCCTCGAAGGCCGCTGTCACCGACGACTTGTCATTGAAGTTGACAGACGTAATAAAGGCAGGGTCGGCACGTTCTTCTGTCTCCATGTCGACCGAGAGAAGATCCTGAGCAGTGTTCAGGATGAAGCTATCCCAGTCCTCGATCTCCGCTTCACGGAAGGCCAATGTATAGGATGCTTTCTTCACGATCTCATGGAGCTTCTCACGGTTCTTATAGCGACGCAATTCACGACTGAGATCGTTGATGTGTTTACGGATAACCGACTCATCGG